TCCACCAGCAATAGTTTGTACGATTTTTTCACCTACTTTTGGTGTACCAGTGGTCACAGATGAAAATTTTAATGCATTTAGATTATTAAAATTATTTTCAGTAAAAGTATTACTAGTTCCAACTGCTGTTGGATTTTTTAAAATTGTTACCTGAGCAAAAGTAGTATCAGTTGGGAAATCTTTATCATTGCCATCAAAACGAGCATATACAAGAACTTTGTCAGTTCCTAACTCTTTATATACATCATATCCATGACCTTTGGATGGTGGAATAATTGGAATCAAATGTGCTGTAGTTCCAGCAATTGCTGCACTTGAGTTAATTTTACCCAAATCAACCATTGCATAAGTATATCCTTTACCACCTGTAGTAACAACAGTGTTAGTAATTTTTCCAC